GCCAGACTTTGGATCTCCATTCCCTCCACCGAGCGCCTCACGGCGTTCGCTGGAAGGTTCTGGGATTCTCTCCCGAATCTCAGAGGCTTCCCCAGGACGAACGTGTACCTCCAGCTCCGAGCAGGAGCTGGCCCATCGGCGAAGGCTTATGAGCCCGAACCACTTGGACAGTGGTTTGGCGAGCTTGACGCCTTTTCCGAGAGATCTGAAACACGTCCGTCGTTTGGTCCACGTTGGTCTTCCTCCGTCTCTCCTGCGGCCCATCTTGAAGCCTTCATCCATCTCCCTCGCCCTAGAGGCGAGGAAGTCGGAGTAGGCGACGAGAGAGGCCGCGCGTACCGTCTCTCCCGAGCCGGGTTGCTGGTAGCGCTCCGGAGCGTATTGCTTCCGGAACCTCCAGTACACCGCTGGCTTGGGATCGACGGGACAGAGAAGACGGGGGAAGAGGCCCGCCTCTCGGAACTGCCCCTTGCTGCAGACACTCTTCGCCCCCTCCCAGGTAGGCCCTCGCGAGACGAGAGCCCCCAGTCGGGAACGAAAGTGTTTGGAAACAGCGAGACCTCTCCCCGTGTACCCGAGACCGCCCACCTGCACGGGAAGGTGCAGACGGGCTTCTCGGGTGAGCCACGGAAAGAGTGTCTTCATCACCCTCTCCTGTCGTTTGAGGTACCGGTTGCTACATCGGGACTCAGCTGCTACCGGGGCCCGAAGGCCCGGAGCAGGACAGGGAGGGGGAATGAAGACGGCAGTTCTCGTTCTCCGCGCCCTTGGCAGGCCAAGAACCTCACACATCGTCCACCGGGTGGACGACTGGAAGGTCTTGGTCCTGTTGACCGCGCCGCCAACAGAGGTGATAGCTGTTTCATAATCGTCGAGTTCCTCGTCCGGGGTCCCTTCCAGGACCCGATGCGACTCACACGGCGACCAACCAACAGCATCATCTCCGTGACTGCGCGATCTTGTGAATGCCTGGAGAGCCCAAGCATTGACCCAAGAGAGCACGGGGAACGAGAGAGGCGTGCCCATCGGACTTCCCCGCCGCGACACCCACTCAAGAACGGAGCCTCCCTTACGGGAGTAGCTCCAGAGGGTGTGCGGCGCCACTCCGAGGCCTCGCTTCGCAAGGACTACATCTGCAGGACGGATACAGTCAGCGTCAGCGAGACCGTCAATGACCGCCTCCACCGCGTCGAGCGACAGGCCATCCGTCGCCTTGGACAAGTCCAAGGAGCGGTACAGTCCGTCGCCGCGGTGGCAGCGAAGCCCCGCCGGGCACGCGTCGGAGCCGTCACTCGGAACCACCCAATGGCCAGGAGCCAAAAGGTAGGTCGAGCGACGGATCCAATCTCCCTCAACGAAGGTGAGGGCGTCGGGAACGCCCACTACCCTCGTCTTCACACCGGGAGACCTCAGGACCGTCATCCTGGACCTAGGCCCGCAACCGACTGGGTCGGCTGTGCGCTTCTGGCGAAGGATAAGGATCCCGAGGGCGCGAACGCCCAGCGAAAAGCTTCGCTCCTTAGCCGGTATCGCAGAACCCTCGGTGCGACCAGATGGAACCCCGTCCAGGAAGCCGACCGCGCGTGCAAGACACGCACGGCCGAGACTATCCTGGGCAAAGGGCGCCACCTGATCGTATCGAGTCCCTTCACAAAGGGCCTGGATACCGGTATCATGGAGGTAGCCGTTGACCCCGCCGCGAGCGCCGGAGCGCTCGTAGCAGGCCGAAGTGGAACCGGGAAGGGTCGGGACGCGATTCCGGCGAGCACGTGCAGTGACACGCACGAAGTTTCGAATATCGCGAACCGACCTGTCCGATGCGGGAAACGCTGTGCGACTCGTTCGAATGGCTTCGCGTGCCGCCGCCTCACACTGTGTGTTAGGGGCGAGTGGCAACGCGCGAGCCATTCGAGAGAACGAGAAGCCGTCCGTCGGTCTGAGACTCGACAGACGCACCAGTTCCACTTGCAGCCGTCTCTCGACGGCTGCCGTGTAAACTGGTACGTCCCCGAGCGAGGCCTGACGGACGGTGTGAGCCAATTTCTTCATCTCACCGGCACAGTAGAGCCATCCCCGGGAGGGGTAGGTCTTCTTGTACCAGCGGTGAAGGAACCAACTCACACGCAGCGAATCCCATCCAGCGTGGACCAAACCACTCCAGCAGGCTGTCCATACCTGTTGGAGTTCTGGGGTATCGCCCCCGCGGTGTCGTTTCGTACGCGCGCTGGATTTGGATCCAGCGGGCGCACGAGAAGGCTCCGTCGGGAGGCTCTTTACAAGCGATGGTAATCGCTTGTAGGTGTTCCTTCCGAG